CTTGATTTTCTTTTCGTGTTTAAAGAATAAACAAATTGATCCTGCTGCATTCTCTTTGTGTTTGGATAGAGTTGAAGCTAGTGAGATTTATTTACCAGAGAAATATCTATCTGAAGAGTTAAAACTGTTGGTAGAACAACATGGATGCTGTACTAAATATATCTGCTTTGAAGGTTCGTATGAATATAGTAACCCATATGATCAACATCTTGGACGTAGACCAAAAACTGTTACAAGTTATAAGAAACGTGATGATGATAGCACAGATGATGAATATGAAGGTGAAGGTTCAGGAAAACCAGAACAAAAACGTACAAATCGAAGCGTTCGTAAATATGAAAATGAAGATTCTGGAGCAAAGCAAAAGAAACGTACAAATCGTACTGTCAGACGATATGAAGTTGAAGATTCAGGAGCAAAACAACGCAAACGAGAGAACCGAACGGTACGTACATATGAAGCCACAAAGATGTTTGATCAATTAACACAGGGCGTAGATATTTCTGCTAGTGATGATTCTTTTGGCGAAGAGGATTATGTACCTTCTTGCGTCGAAGGAGTCGACGTGATTGATATTACCAAAACACTGGATTTCGATGAAGGAGAAAATGTTCAAGTTAAATTTCCAACTGCTAGTGCAGGTACATTTGAGGGTACTGAAGCTCTTCTTAAAGATGCTAAGTATGAAAGTGCAGTGGATCCTAATGCAAATGCGATTTTGAAGCGAATTAGAGATGAGCTCAATGTCCAAGTATTCAGTGTGGAGTGTGAAGGCTCAGCTTTGTTTGGAATTGGTGTTGGTCGTTATATTGTATTTCCATCCCATTTAGTATTCGGCAAGGATGAGATTGTTTTATTCAAAAGATCTACAGGTGCAGCCGTACTTGGTAAGGAGTGTTATTTAGCGCGTGTTGTCAAATATTGTAAAGATTGGGAATTATGTGGAGCAGTAATTTTACCTCTGAAAGACCCAGAATATAAGAAGATTACACCAGAAAATAGACCGACTCAAAATTTGACTTTTCCTTTGAGTGCTTTAAAATATGTACCCAAAGATCATGATATCGGGTCAAGATCATTGACAAAGTATTGCTTGCAATATTTACCAAAACAGGGTTTTATTATACCGGGTATGATTTCATACATCAAGAATTATGAAGGTAAATTATCAGGAATTAATGTAAAATGTGAAATTTTTGCAATGCAGACTTTACCGATGATGAATGCTCAAACTATCCCTGGAGATTGTGGTGGAGCAGTTGTTATGTTACATCCAAGTGCTACAAGAAAACTGATTGGAATGCATATTGGTTCAGCATCTAATGTTGTAACAATGAAGGATGGATGTTTGGATAGCAGATCAACTGGTTTAATCGCCATTTTGAGTTTGGAGCGTCTACATGTTTTGACAGAAAAATCATATGCATCCGAAGGAGACTTTCAATCTGGGACTGGGTTCCCGAAAGTCACATGGGCAAAACCCAATAAGTATGACAATTTCCATACGTTAATATCTGATTCTGATATTGGTGTTCATTTACCAATTGATAATGATGATTCAATAAAATATTATGGAGATTTGGAGAAAAATCAACCACCATGTGATGTGAAAGGGAAGACTGATCACCATAAGACTCCATTTTATGGTTGTTTTGAGGAGACAAAGAAACCATCTGCTTTAATTGAAGCACATGTCCCTGACACTTCAAAATTGCTCAATGATAGCCGTGGTAACCCATCCATTTTAGTTACTCAATTATCGGGTTATGCAGGAAAAACTTATGAAATACCTGCTGAGATTATGTCCACTATGATTGAACAACTGAAAGAGTATATGATTGAAGTTATGCAAGGTCATGCTATAGGAACATCATCGAATAGCAAAACTGCAATGTGGGAAGCATTGAACGGACAATATTTCAATGATGATTTTGATAAGCTGAATGAAAAGAGTTCAGCGGGAATACCATGGACTAATCTAGGAGCAACAACTAAAAATGATTTCTTGGAGAGAAAACGAATCTTGAATATGTATCGAACTTCTGGAGAAGATAAATTTGTTGAAGGTTTTTATCTGAAAGATGACAAATTGACTAAATACTTTAAGCGGGTATTTAACAACAAGATTGAGCAAGCAAAAAGCCTCAAACGTACTTTTAGTATATGGAAAGCATGTTTGAAGGATGAACTTCGTAAATTAGAGAAAGTGCATTATGGTACAACAAGAGCTTTTATAGCACCTCCAATGGAATCTTTCTTGATGGGAAGATTTCTTTTTGGTAGATGGAAAGCAGCTTTCAAATCAAATCAAGAAAAGCTATTCCATGGATTGGGAATCGACATGAAATCTTTGGATGTGACAGATTTTATTTCTAAGTTTAAGCAATATAAGTATTTCATGGATGTCGATTATAAAAATTTTGATCAGAAGTTATTAGCACAGTTTATTAAAGCAGTCG